CATGTGACCATCAAGGTAGTCTGATTTGTTGTCGACGTAGTCCTCGCACAGTTTGTGTACTGCGGTACCTCGATTAGATGCTTTAGTTGATATTCGGTTGGCTACATCATTACCAACCTTTGCTCTCCATGCTGCTATACCTTCTTTGGAAAGTTCACTGAGAACAGTTGTGACAGACGGATACAATTTACCATTAGGTGTTTTGTAGTACCGCTTGCCCTCAACTGTCTCAGTGTCGAGCTCCTTAATGTCGGGAGGTGTCACGTGTGTGAAGTTTGTCATTCAAATAACCATCTTTAGCAATCAAGTAATCACGCACTAGTCCCGATCGGACGATGTCATCATAACCAAATTGTACTTGTTCAAAATCATCAATGTGTTTAGCAATATTCATGAACTCAGCTAGCCCAGATTGATCCCAAGGCTTATCTAAATCAGACTGAGTACAGTCACCACAGAACACGATTTGTGTGTTAACGCCTACTCTAGTGATTATACTATCTAATTCGTGGAAAGTCAAGTTCTGAGCTTCATCTACTATAATAATGCAGTCATCTAGTGTCATGCCTCTTATATGTGATGTGCTAATAAACTCTACTTGTTGCTTAGTCTTTAGGATCTCGTACGCGTCTCCCCTATCAAACAAATCTATACACATAGACATGTAAGGAGTTTCATACGTTTTCATCTTCTCGACCTCACTACCAGGAAGAAAACCCATCTCTCTAGTAGGTACCACGGATCTGACAATAACTACTTTTTGGTGCTCTTGCTTAGACCCAAACAATTTGTTTAACGCAAGATACAGAGTGACAAAGGTCTTGCCTGTCCCAGCCATACCATGTAGAATCATATGACGGTTCTGGTTAAAGTGATCGTAAACTAATTGTTGATTTTGTGTCTTTGGTTCTATCGTCCTTAAATTTAATTGAAACTTTTGTGTCGGCTTTGTTTTGCGTTTTAATTTCCTTGGCTTTTCGAAAAGTTCTTCGTAAAATCCGTACTCTTTGTATGCTAAACCGATATCGGACATTTGAGCTCCTAGCTGTTATTATTATTCGTTTCGTTGCTTCCTCCACTTAGCGACAGCGCTTTCAGTCTTTGCTTCCTTCGCTGTCTTCTTAACATAACGACTTGCTAAATCACTTGTGGGATGAGCCTCGCCTATTCGCTGCAAGTTCTCTTTCCACCCATCATCATTCTTAATTCTTGAGTCCACACCTACACCTGCCACGATGTTGATACCATCGAGCACACTAGAGATCCAGGGGCAATCTTCGAGGAAACGAACCTTATCATCATAGGACATGATTTCTTCAAAGTGTTCGTTGGTCTTGGTGTTTTTAAAAGTATATGTCGGCATTATCCTACTGCAGCCTCCCTTGTATCTTCGTGAAGACTAAGAGACTGTTCAAATGCTTCGTAAAATACGCCAAATACATTTTTTGCATTCAAGTTATGGTACTCATCCTTGTTGCCGAATCTAGGAACGACAAACTTAAACTTTACCTTCGAGTACTTGCTAGCTATAAACTGCATGTACTTTACTCTATTTACATTATCTATGTACCTGGAACGCGTCTCAGGGCCGTATGCGTTAGATCCGTCAAAAATATTTCCTAGAGCTAACTTGGGTGATCGCATCATAAAGTCAAATCCTAAACAGTATAGAACGTTGTGTCCCGCCTTTATAGCTTCAAGCATAGCATTGACACCAGCATTGGATCTATATCGTGTATACTTGTTGTAATCGGGATCCTCAAACTGCTCATCGTGGGGGGGAACAATAAACCGATCAGTAGGAAAGCTACTGCCCTCTATCTCTTCGATAATAGGAGCATCGATAGCTACCAAGTAGTCGGGAGTAAAGGTACGGTACAGAGCATTACATCCGTAGATAGTGCCTCTACCTCTCAACGTGGTGAGATCGAAGTTGCTTCTACTGGGACCGTTACCTATAATGAACGCTACTTTTTCCATTTCGCATCAATCCCAGGAAATGCCTTCTTGACAACAGCTACCGTGATGGGCTTGAGTTCGTCGGGCAACTTCTTGTTCTTGACGTTTAGTAAAAGAAGTGCATCTTTAGAGTCGACGGCTTCCAGCATCTGAATAAACATTTGCTCTCGCTTAAGCGGGCGCAGCTGTTCTCCATCAGGGACATTCAAGCAGTATCGTAATCTACGTACGTCAGACTTTAATACGTTTTGAGCGTCGACAGCATCATCCACTGGAGTGAAGGGGGGATCCCCTTCTGGCAACAGAAACTTAATGTTGGGATTGTATACTAGGTCTAGGATAACCTTGATAGGAAAGTCATCTGCATACTTAGACAATGCTTCGGAGCGCGCTTTGTTGCCATCTTCCTTAGCTATTCTTAACAGTGTTTCATAGATTGATTCATTCATTGGTATCATTCGCTTCTTCATTAAAATATTGTTTGGCTTGTTGGTCTACTTGAGCGGCAAGCTTATGATGATAATCCTTGCTAGTATACAACACAGATTTCATTACCTCAAGTGAGTACATAAACCTCAGTATAAAATCCTCATCATCTACATCATATCCGTTGTTGTAGAATTCACTAGCTAACCCATGCCCAACTCTATCGACAAAGTCCTCAATGAATGCCTTAGCAATCCGCTCTTCGTAGAAGTCTCCAATCTCTTGTTGGACTGGGTCGGTTAAGGTACCTGGAAATTTAATTATATTACTCATGACCATATTTATGACGTCGCAGCTGCGGTAATATTTCTAATTAGAGATTCCCACTGAGGGATACGGGAGTTCCACGAGTAGAATCCATCTGCATAGGCCTTCTGAAAGTCCAATCGATTGTCCATCTCATCAGTATTGATCTGTTGAATAGTTTGGTTGAGGGCTTGTATAAACATGTTCGCATGCACATTTACGTCCTCGTGCATACTATACGTTATACCAAAACCAGCCAATGTCTCAGGTAGAGCTGCGTAGTCAGGAGCGACAATTGCGCATCGAGCAGACATAGCTTCCATTGCTGCAATACACGAGGTCTCTGGCCATATGGATGGGAATGCAAAGATGTGAGCTTTCTTGAGTGCCTCTCGTACTACTTCGTTAGGCTGGTATCCGTGGTAGTTGATCTTCGGATGGTTACGGCACTGCTCGAACAAGTGCTCGTAGTCAGCATCGCGTTGCCCCCACCCATATATGTCAAAGCTGGAGTATACGTCAAGTGTGATGTTATCGTGATGATTGCACAGCTCAGTAAATACCGGTACGAGGAGATCTAGTCCTCGGTGAGGTGTTGTGTGGTAGATCAGATTGATCTGATCAGCAGCAGGAGGCTTCACATGCTCCTCAATAGGGTCGATACAATTCTTGAGAATAACATACTCGCTTGGCTTTAATCCAAACGCGAGCTCGTACTGTGTCTTCTGATAGTTGGACACAAACACCAACTTATCAAACTGCCCTCGTTTATCAGCATCTGTGAGGTGTTGAGATTCCGGATCGTTAAACGTATCATGTAACCACAAGATAGTAGGCTTACTGTCGTCCACCTCTCGTACACGGCTACAGATTATTTGCGCTTGATCACGTAGCTCAGGATCAAGTCGATCGTACAAGCCATACTTCATCAGCTCAGTACCACCCATTGCATTCTGTGACAACTCATCCGTAGTTACACCACCAAAAGAAAACTCGTCTTGTGGTTGGGCAGGACTATCATCAATAATTGTCAGCTTAGTGCTCATTCTCTTCTACTCCCGTATTTGGACCCAAGTATGCCATGAGCTCTCTGTATCCACCAACGTGAATACCATCGTCCATAATCTGTGGCACTGACTTGGCGCCAGGTACCAGCATTTTCAGCTGATCAACTGTGATATCAACATCCAGCATCAGCTCGTTGTACTCGATACCTCTAGCTTCTAGTGCGAACTTCGAAGTGTCGCACCACTTACAACCTGGTCTTGAATAAATAGTAATCATTGCTTGAATCCTATACTTTCTCTTACAATATCATCCCCGATAAGTTCGGAATAGTAAAGCTCAAATGCTAGGCAATCTTCCAGAACCTCAAACTGATGGTACACACCTGGTGGGACCTTGCAGTAGTCTCCAGGACCTAAAATGGTCTCATCCACCAGGTCATAAGCATTCTGCCACTCGCGAATCAACAACCTACCATCCACAACATAGAACCCATTAGTCTTACTCTGATGGGCGTGCTTACTACACACCCCACCCTGTTTAGCATCAATACGATGAAATTCTAA